ATTTGGGCAGAAAAACTTGCAAAGGCAAATAGGTCTGCTGCTACTATTCTTAGACAAGCAAGAAGGAGAGCAGAAAATCCAGATATGCAAGAAGGCGATATGGATGATTTTATGAATCAATTGGATCTAGGTGGATTAGGTCACGAAAGATTTGGTCTTCGTGGATTTGATTCACCAGAAGATTTGCATGATTGGTTTAGGAGAGATGACGACGAAACCGACTGGAGGCAAAGAGATTGAAATGAAACCGGTAGAGTCAAACGAACAATTAATACAGAGATTCACAAAAAGAACTATTCAACTCCAAAATAGACTGAATGAGTTGCAAAATTCTTATGATGAATATTTAAAAATACAAGATGACTTAAAACGTCTAGAAGGTTCAATGCAAGTTATGGTCTACATTGAACATGGAAAACTTCCAAACGACGGAAATCATGATGGAATGAAAAATCATCAACCAAACCAATGACCTACGAAGAGTTCATCAATAAAGGAACCGAGTATTACATGAACATGGTAAAACTCATTGACTGTAAGATGAGATATCGTATGGAACTGACTGAAGAAGAAAAAGTTATAAATGATTACATTCAAGAATTTCAACAACAAGTTGTGCTAAATGAGCTTAGGGACAAATTTGAGAAGTGTTGGGAGGTTGATGAATGAAACAATCACTAATTCTTGTTGCTTGCTTTTTACCTCTTGCTGTGATATGGTTAGTGATGAAATTATCTCTATGGTTGTCCTCTAGCGTATCAGAAGTCAATTATGTCCGAGAAGATTCCAAACGACTACACGGACCCTACGTGGAAAATGCATATGGAGACGTTGATGAAGAAGAAGAGAATTCTTGAGACTAAAGAAACTATTGATAACGCACTATGGGAATGGTATTCTGAACGTGGACTTGAAGTTCCAAAATGGAGAATGCAAAAAGATCCGCAGTGGTGGATAGATTATCTTAAAGAACTTGACGAACAACAATAATTAGTCTATAATCCCATTATATAATCACCTTTATCATGGACTATAAACCCTATTCGCCAGAATGGAATCGTAAGAGATACCTTCGGGAAGCCCTTGAAACTTATTTCAATGATTATGTGGAGACTGATGTAATCTATGATGATCTGATGGATATTCTTCATGAAAGATCAGAACAGGCTTATGCTGAATTCAGTCGTATCAATGAGTTAGAGGCTAAAATTAACTCTAAATAAGTCATAGTTCGGTTTACCGTACATGACTCTAGAGGACGGATGTTATTCTCTCAAACTAGAATGTGCGTTGAGAGACTTGGGATTTTTAGATATTGGTTGGAAATGCGTTGCACATGCAGGAATATTCTTTGTGCAACCAGTAGGAATCCCAGATGATCCAGATGGAGATCTTCTGGGATTTTCTCTTTCTATACCTTATGCAAAAGACAAGAAAAAGTACCGATTGTTAGGAACCGCAAAGAAAGCATTGGATTTTGCACAAGGAATTGATACATAGTGTAGTTGCATAAACTTTTATGAAGTTTCTTCTCGCACTATTCGTCACACTTTTCTTTGCTCTCCCTGCATGGGCTGTAGATGTTCAAATGGGTGCCAATGGTAATCTAGTATTTGAACCATCTGAAATCAGTATTTCTGCTGGAGAATCGGTTCATTTCGTCAATAATATGTTACCACCACACAATGTTGTGGTAGAAGATCATCCAGAATTATCCCATGAAGGACTTGCTTTTGCTCCAGGAGAAAGTTTTGATATTGCCTTCCCAGACGCAGGAGACTATACTTTCTGGTGTGCTCCTCATAAGGGCGCAGGAATGATCGGAACTGTTCATGTCTCATAATCCTCAACATGAACCTATGCCTAACTGGGTCATCTGGGCAGGCATAGGTTTGATGATCTTTACGATCATTATCTTTGTAGTTTTTACATTATCATTGATTTATTTTCCTAACTGATGAATCACGCAGATCACTCAACCTACGAACACCTATTTCATATGTTTCTTTGTTGTATTGCCGGACTTGGTATTGGAACCCTTGCTGTTTGGGGCTATACCAAGATCAAAGAATCCAAAAATCACAATCCTTAAGTTAAGTAAATTTGTAACATAAGTTACAAAAGATCTTGCCTAGATAGTATGAATAGGAGTATACTAACCTCCTAACGTTCATCCTATGACTAAGGCACTTTTGCTTTTGGCATGGGTTCCACTTCTTTCTGTTTCAACGCCACAACTCAAATCATATCCTGTGACTATAAGTTGTGACGCCGCGTGGGAACTAATGGACATCGTTAAAAACGACGATGTAGTCCATCAACGAATGGAAGACCGATTGCTTTTAGAACTCCGAAAGGATGTAGTTCAAAGGTGCTAAAAACTGAATAGGACGCAAGTAAGCCGACTCGGAACGGATCGTTCATCTATGGAAACATTGTTCTTAACTTGTTTACAGGCACATTTTATTATTGGTAGAGTGGTTACTCATCCAGAATTAAATGAACGCCAACGTAATGAAATCATTTGGGAAATTAAACAAGTAACAAAGAAAGGTTGTTTCATAGACGCAAAAGCCGACTGAAGGAACGGGATTAACCATCTCATTTCTTTAGGAGTAATCCAATGTCTAAAGTCGTTTATCGTGGCGCTGAGTACGATACCGAAAAGCGTATCGCATATCAACAGCAAATGATGCAACAACCTCAACAACAAAATGAAGTCTATCGTGGCATCAAGTTTGTAAAAGAGGGGCACAAATGATTCCTTTAATTTCTGGAATTGTTTTTGGGTCAACAGCATTTATTCTTTTGATTTATCTAGAAGTTCTATTACTAAACAAATAATCTAGGGAGGGGAAACCCTCCTTTTTTAATGAGTATATTTACGGATTTACATTTGGTTTGGGATCACATATAATATAAACATCTTCGGGATAACATAATGTAAGAAAAATCATTCTTTGTTATTAAGTCACTATTGCATGGAGAAATTATGCATAACCTTGTATCTTACAATCAACTTGCAGAATGGAATCACTTTGAAAAATACGCAACAGATCGAAATGAAGAATTGGAGTTAGTCAACGATTATTATAATTGTTTGATTGAATGTGACGATGATCGAGGAACATGTAAACGTATCTGTAGGAGAATACTGCAATAGTCTTTTTGAGGGGTTGACTACCCCTCTTTTTTTGTGTAAAATGAGTTGAGAGAAATGTATCTTATGGACAAAGACAAACTAAAACTCATAGTCCGTAATCTTGAACTTCTTGTAGATTCTCTCAAAGCAGAGGTATACTCTGATACTCAGAGTTATCTAAACTTTAAAGAGTTCAAAGATCAAACACTACACGATTACGACGAAATTTTTGATGATGACGATGGATACCCCGACTAGTAGAGCACATAAGATGATTAAACTCTTGAAGAGGTTAATCAAACAAGAGCATCTTTATACTACAGAACAACTGGTAGAGATGAAACAACAACTAAGACTGCTGGAAGGAGAACTTTCAGAACTTGATGCAAAATTTTCAAAAGGATTTGGTAAGAAATGAGTGTAAAACTGATTAGCGTAACTCCTGATGCTGAGCAGACGATGGCATATGTTGCCCGTGTCTCAAACCCAAACAATCAGGAAAATCCCAACTATGCAAAACTGCTTGCATATTGCATCAAGCACAACCACTGGTCTGTATTTGAGCAGAGTTTTATGACTCTGGAGATTGAGACTACTCGTGGTATCGCAGCACAGATTCTTCGCCACCGTTCGTTTACATATCAAGAATTTTCGCAGCGTTATGCTGATAGTTCTCTTTTGAGTGATTATATTCCTGTGCCTGACCTTCGTCGCCAGGACACCAAGAATCGTCAGAACTCGATTGATGATATTGGTGAGTATGAGAAACTGGGTCTTCAGAGTAAGATTCAGGAGCATTTTGCAGAGTCTATGCGCCTCTACAAGCAACTCCTTGCCCATGGAGTAGCGAAGGAGTGTGCTCGTTTTGTTCTGCCTCTGGCGACCCCTACACGCATTTATATGAGTGGTTCCTGCCGTAGTTGGATCCATTATATTCAACTTCGCTCTGCTAACGGAACTCAGCAGGAACATATGGATATTGCACTTGCTTGCAAAGATGTGTTCAAGGAGCAGTTTCCTGCAGTTGCAGAAGCCCTTGAGTGGGTCTAAATAAATTATCTTGATTTCGTAACTTTATGGCGACCTATCCTGTTATTAATACATCCACTGGTGAACAAAAAGAAGTGACGATGAGCGTCAACGACTGGGACCAGTGGAAAGCAGAAAACCCAGAATGGATTCGGGACTGGTCTGATCCATCTACCTGCCCACAACCTGGTGAGGTTGGTGAATGGAAAGACAAACTCCGTAAGTCCAAGCCTGGGTGGAATGATGTTCTACATCGTGCCCAAAAAATGCCTGGTTCAAAAGTACAGAAAATCTAATGGCAAGAAGAAAAAGAGCGTCTGCAGAGCAACCTATCGGGGTTGGTCTCACTGCAAAGCAGATGAAGAGGAAGAAACCTCTTAGTTCTGAGTATCTAATAGACATTGATCCTTTAACAGAAAATCAGAAGAGGTTATTTGAGTCATATCATGAAGGTAAGCATATTGTTGCTTACGGATGTGCTGGAACTGGTAAAACATTTATCACTCTTTATAATGCTCTCTCCGATGTGTTGGATGAGAGAACACCTTATGAAAGAATCTATCTTGTTCGCTCTCTTGTAGCAACTCGTGAGATTGGTTTCCTTCCTGGTTCTCATGAAGACAAGGCAGACATTTACCAGATTCCATATAAGAATATGGTGAAGTATATGTTCCAAATGCCTTCTGATGCTGACTTTGAGATGCTGTATGGTAACCTCAAGTCTCAGGAAACTATTAAGTTCTGGTCTACTTCATTCCTTCGTGGAACCACTCTTGATAACTCTATCATCATTGTGGATGAATATCAGAACCTCAACTTCCATGAACTAGACTCCATTATCACCCGTGTTGGTGAGAATACTAGAATTTGTTTCTGTGGTGATGCTGTTCAGTCTGACTTGCAGAAGTCAAATGAGCGTAATGGTATTCATGACTTTATGAGTGTATTGCGTAAAATGCCATCATTTGATATAATTGAGTTTGGGGTCGATGATATCGTTCGTTCTGGACTCGTCAAAGAATACATTCTTGCAAAAATGGAAGCAGGTTTTTAATGTTTAATCATGTTGATATTAGTCTCCCTGAACTTGAAAGGGAGACTATTGATGGTGTAAGGTACTACAAAGTTCCAGATGAAGAAGAACTCCTCCGACTGGTCTCCATTACTTCGGTGACCAGTCATTTTAATAAAGAGATCTTTGTTAACTGGCGAAAGAAAGTTGGTACTGAAGAAGCAGATCGGATTACTAAAGCGGCAACTAGTCGTGGAACCGATATGCATATCTTGGTAGAACATCACCTTAAAAACGAGGAACTACCAAAGGTACAACCTATTTCTGATTTTCTTTTTAAGATCGCAAAAACAGACTTAGGACGTATAAATAATATTTACGCCTTGGAAGGTTCCCTATATAGTAAGGAACTGGGTGTTGCTGGTACAGTTGATTGTATCGCTGAATATGACGGCGAGTTAGCAATAATCGACTTTAAGACTTCTAAAAAACCAAAACCACGCGAGTGGATCGAACATTATTTCGTTCAATGTATGGCATATGGTTGTATGTTGTACGAACTGACTGGTATTTCAGTCAAAAAACTTGTAATCATTATGGCTTGTGAAAATGGAGAATGCGTCGTCTATGAAGAACGAGACAAATCAAAGTACATCAAACTTCTCACCCAATACATTAGAAAGTTTGTTAGAGATAAACTGGAACTCTATGGAACAGAATAAAGAACTAGAACAAGCAATAGAAAGTAAGTTTCTGACTCCTTCCAAGTTTGCTTTGGAAATTGAAAAGATTGTGGCAGAAGAAAACTTCAACTATATTGATGCGATTTGTCATTATTGCGAAATCAATAGTCTTGAGGTAGAATCAGTCACAAAACTCATTTCAAAACCTTTGAAAGAGAGACTAAAGTGGGACGCAACTCGTCTTAACTTTATGAAGAGAACTTCGAGAGCAAAATTGCCTTTATGAATGTGAGCCCCTTTGAAACCTATCAACATTATCTCTCACTAAAAAATCATTTTACAAATCCAAAATACGACTTCTTTAAATACGGAGCGAAGACCCGTGCTAGTATTACTTCCTTCAATAAAAGGAAGGACAAATACTGGTTCGAAAAGACTTCCCGCAAGTATTCTGACAAAGAAGTCGT